CTATCTTGGTTATCAAGATTGACTTTGCATCTCTTGTAATTACAAAGGTTCATAATCTTTTTTTATCCTTTCTAGTTGGTCTGTCTCACAGTCTTGACACAACAACTTTGCTAATAGTTCTACTCTTGTATCTCTGTTTGATATTGTGCAATACTCAACAAAAGTTTTTACAGTATGACCACAGCGATAATCGATGTCATACATTTTAAAATGTTTATGTATGTGTGTATCGTATTCATCGCTGTGTGGATTCATAATAAATTTTCTATCCATTATTCTTTCTCCAATATATCGTAATGCTCATCGCATAAGTTATTATCTTTACTAGAGTGGAAGCAATTCCAACAAAACTCTATATCAGTCATTAGATTATTCCTCTCATTTTCCATCTCACGTAAGTTCTTATCTTTAATCCCAGAAAAAATTTATCTAGGAATATTTGATATAGTCTTTTAATATTCATTCTTCCTCCTCGATAACGCCTATGAACTTGAGGCATCTTACACAAATACCACCATCTCTACGTACTCTATTCTTTCTACATAAAGTACATCGGATGGGAAAGGACTTGTCCTCTCGGTATATATTATCTTTCTCTGCTAGTCTCTCTCGCTCGTATTTATCTATGTTGTATTTGAATATACCATCGTGGTTGACAGAATATTCTTGTCTGCATTGGTAGCAGAACTTGTTAGACTTAGGTATCTTCTTATCACAGATACTGCATCTGTACTTGAAGTCTAAGTTCTTTGGTAGACTTTGTTCTGGAACGTGCAAGTCATTCCAGTTTGAAGTCTTGATATGAGAATTTTTCTTAACGTAACTCATAGTATTCCTTTCTGTAATTTTGTTGCCGAGCTGGTCGGCTTGTTGTTTTCAATTTACCAGCTCCCCAATTACATATAAATTATTCATCTGCTCTGGATTTCTTGACGCAGGTCCTGGGTAAATCACTGTGTGCTTTTATATAAATAGTCTATACAGAAATGCGCACGCTTTAAAAAAAAGCCAATGCCTCTCTCTCTCTTTTAATAAAATAATAAATGTAATAAATAAGTAAGGTGACTCCCTAATGATGTGGTATATAAAGACTGTCTGAGGTCTCCCTTAACGGGTTATTCACAATGCGAAATTAAATTAATGAGAACGTTGCGTGAATATTTTGTGGATTTTGTTTTGATTGTAGAAGTATACGTTGAATAAAGTGAGCATAAAAAAAGGGTGATAGCCGAAACTACCACCCTAATCTTATTAGATGTTGTATTTATTTTCTACGTACCAGTCATCTAAGCAAGTACATAGTGTATATTCGTGTGAGCATTCCATTAGTTATCGAAGTCCACGAACTGTTCCCAAGCCTTATCTTTCTTAGGATTACCAACTTTGATAGATGTGTTAACTGCTTTCTTAGCTAACTCATTCTTACTATATAGATTGATAGGGCAAATGTAATCGAATACTTTGCGTATTGCATCAGTACCAATTATCTCATCCATACCTTTCTTTAAATCTCCAGCTTGTGTGAAGATTTCTTTAGCATCACCAGACGCTACTATCTGATGAACTTGATATGCACCTTGCCAAGAACGTAAGAGATACTTACTTTCTTTACCATTGACTACGAGACGATATCTAACTTTAGGTTTACCATCTGCTCCTAGTACAGCATTATCAATTCTACCGACTTGCACGGTTATGTTCTTTTTCCCAAGTTTGCCTTGAGTAACACCACCTAGAAATCTAGTGATGTTGGAGTTAAGTTTAGCAGTTGCCATTTTCTTAACCTTTCTGTAATGGTTGCACATCTTGTAACAACCTCCGACACCACGTCTCGGAGTGTTGTTACGTGGTTGAGAGTTGTTGAGTGAGTTAGTCTCACATCACAAATCATTAACTGGAGCGAACGACCTTTAGCTTTTGCTCTGCAAAAGTGACTATGCTCGCATAGTCAGTCGTGAGTATAAGGAGATGCCAACACTTCCGCGAGCTTGCGAGTAAAGTTGCGAGAGAGTGCGAATGAGCTATAGGCGAGTGAGTGCGAAAGAGCGTTGGCACGACTGGAGAAGAATGATTTGTGATATTGTTCTTAGTTGATTTGTGGTGAGCGTGCTTGCCACGCGAGCTAGAACGAAAATAAATATCTGGAAGGCGAGAAGAGAATAATGCGAGACGACAGATTTTGGTTTGAGTTCTTGAACAAATCGACTTAGAACCAATGGTGAGACGGGGAGAAGGAGTTGAATAATTAGTGAATGACATTGCTCGCCCGAAGGCGAGAGTTTACTCGAGCCCTCGGACCTACAAAATGCGAGCAAGGAATGAACGGAAAGACATTGGATATTACTGATACAATGGAGAGAGAAAGAGATATATACAATATATAGTATGTATAAGAAGAGATATAGATTATTAGAGAGTGTCTAGGGTTTCTATCAAAGGGAAGTAGAAGATATACATAAGCTAGACAAATATAAACAAACTATACCATATATAGTATGTATGAATGTATGGGTGGGGTAAGTATATGTGCGTGAGCTTGCGAGCGCTCTTGTAGGGGTGGGGGTGGGTAGGTGGAGTAATATATAGAATATAATGTACAGCTTTAGACCTTGTTACGGGGGTATTTAATGTCGGTGGGGGGTGGTGTGGTATGTGACCCTAAAAAAAATTACTGGTAACTAGCACTCAAAACGCACGACACTTACCTGAACAGTTGACTGGGAAAGTGTTACAGGAGGATTGTAATGTCCTGCTTAGATAAGTGTCTAGTTTATTATACACTACTAGATAGATATGTATAGTATAAAAAAGAACTTTTTTATATAGTACGCTTGAGTTCCAATGGGGGGTGTTTTCGGGCAGTAGCAGGCATATATACGGAGTATATTAAAAAAATCTAATTCAATTCTTTTGTATGTCCTCGGGTACTAGCCTTGTGGTAATCCCAGTCCTAAGTTTCCTTAGTAGCTAGCTTTCGTACGCCTGATATCCTCTTTACCTGTAACATACTAATCAAAAAGAATGTTTGTATAAAAGCATATTAATACTAACATAGATTTATACAAATAGGAGGTATTTATTTATGAATTTAAACCACAACTTGATGTGGGCAAAAAAGGGGAAGAGTTGGTTAAACTTTTCTATGAATCCAAAAGACAAGGTACGAAGAATCTATACATTGTACGTCCAACAAAAGAATGGGAGCAGAAACAAGGTGCAGACTTCTTTGTGGTCAATAACGAATTGGGAACAAAATATTTTGAGGTCAAGACTGACACTCAAACAAAAGATACAGGGAATGTAGCACTTGAAGTACAAATTGTGTATGGGGATACAGACAAACGTATAGGATGTGCATTAAAAACATTCCCTGATTATCTTTTTTATTGGGTTTACCCAACCCAAGATATCCTTTACTGGAATCCTCAAGAGATAAATCCGTATATTGTAGATTGGATTGCCGAAGGCAAAAGAATAGTGGAAGTAGAAAATAAAAATTTTTTTTCACGCACTTTACTAATAACAATGGACGAGATGTTTAACACAGGTGTAGTTAAGAAACTAGAAGTACCACAGTCATTAATTGATAAGGTACTATTAGAAGATGACGTACAAACCACTACCCCATTCAGTCACAGTTAAACCTAGCGAGATAGACGGTCTTGGTTTATTTGCTAAGACCGTTATATCTAAAGATACAGAGCTTGGTATATCACACGTTATAGCGTACGGAGATGTAGTACGCACTCCTCTTGGGGGTTTTGTCAATCATTCGGACGAACCTAACGCAGAGAAAGTAGAAAGAGGAAATTATATATTATTATCAACTATCAAAGACATTATGCCAGGAGAAGAGATTACTTTGAAATATTCTTGGTATGACCCCACCTTGATTTACGAATAATTTGTTTGTGGTCGTCATCAGATAAACAAGGTAAACCATCAATGTGATGTTGATATTGTTCATTACAAACTAAACATCTTTGATGTCTATTGTAAGTAAAGTCAACTTGTGCCATTAGATAATCTAAGTTAATAGCAACTTGTCTACCAATTTTGTTTATGTTTTCTTCCTCCATAGGTTCTACTATAATAACATAATGATTACTGACTGCAAGGTTTGTCATAAACCTTTGAAGTTTTACAAAAAATACAAGGCTTGTGTTAATCTTGTATGTATAGAATATAATAAAAAGATTAGGAGATACGATGGGCTACGGAATGAAAAAGAAACCGAAGAAGAGTAAAAAGGTTTCACGTAAATCTAAAAAGATGAACTAATGGCTAAAAATAAAAAATGGATTAAAAAGGCTATTAAACGCCCTGGGGCTTTTACAGCTAAAGCTAAAAAACGTGGTATGACTACTAAACAGTTTTCAGCTAAGGTTCTTAAAAATCCTAAGAGATACGACACTAGAACAGTTAAGCAAGCTCAACTTGCTAAGACTTTAAGAAAGATGAAAAAGAAATAATGGATTCAAAAAATATATTTTCAGAGCCAAAGGAATTACAACGTTGGGCTATTCAGTTAGCTAACGCTTGTGGTGGTATGCAAGTTGAAAAGACTATGATTATTAAAAAGACTAATGCAGATAAGATTGCAGCTTTAATGGATAGATTTGTTGCAGACCATAATGAAAATACAATAGCTTTGTTAGAGAAGATGGAAGAAGAATAATGCCATTACCAGACGCATATCAATTAGGACCTAAAGGTAATCAGAAATGTAGTAACTGTGTATATTACGAAAATACAGGCAACTGTACATTATGGAAAGCATTGGTATCAGAGTTTGGTTGGTGTAAAAAGTGGAAGGGTGGAAATGCCTCCTAAAAAAAAACCTAAACGTAAACCAATTAATGCAAGTACTAAAAAAACCTTGCAAGCTAAAGCAAAGAAATCAGGTATTTCGTATGGTACACTAGCTACAGTATATAGACGAGGACAAGGTGCTTATTTATCATCAGGTTCTAAGTCTGCTTCTATGGCAGCTTGGGCTATGGGTAGAGTAAATAGCTACATAAGAGGTTCTCGTAAACACGATACTGATTTAAGGAAAAAACGTGCCAAGAAAAAAAAGTAGACGTAAAGTTAAATATGAGAAAGGTGTACCTGCTAAGTATTTACAGAATAAAAAAAATTCTAAGTCATCTGTGGCACGTGAGATTAGAAGTACAGCTAAGGCTTATAAAGAAGGACGGTATATAGATTTGAAAAAAGTACAAAAGTCTAGGGCTGTTAAAAGAAAAAGGAAGGCTGTCTAATGGCACACGATGCACGTAAAAAAGCTATGTTAAAGAAATACGGATTATCAGGTGTTAATAAACCTAAACGTACACCTAAGCATCCTACTAAGTCACACGTTGTTTTAGCACAAGAAGGTCATAAGATGAAGTTAATTAGATTTGGACAACAAGGAGTTAAGGGTGCAGGTAAAAATCCATCGTCTGCTAAACAGAAAGCTAGACGTAAATCTTTTAAAGCAAGGCACGCTAAGAATATTAAAAAGGGGAAGATGTCGGCAGCCTATTGGGCTGATAGAGTCAAATGGTAAATGTAGTATGTGCAGTACCCGACTGTACTAATCTGTTACCTAAAGGTCAAAGAAAATTTTGTTCAGATAAATGTCGTCAGCTTATTGATAAACGTAAATGGAGAGCTAAACAAAATGGTGAAGTTTATATTCTTCCAGAGAAGAAAACTAATATCAATGCTAAGAAACCTAAAAAAGAAACTAAATCGCAAGATGGACGAGCTAGTGCTAGACGTGGGAATGTTTATGACAAGTTCGTACAAGATGGAATTATTCACGAAGTATTACAAGAAAGTATTACTAGAGAAGAAGCAGCTAGCTTACTTAAAGTTAGTAAAGCACAAATTTCTAGGTTTATGGCTGCGTACCAAGAAGATGTTGAGTTAGAAAAAGCACAACAAGATTGGGATGTACCTGATGAAGCTATTGAATCATTAGAGAGTTTTACAGAATTTAGAAACAGATATTTCTTAACAGAAAAAGGAATACCCTTTGAGACTGCACCATTCCATAAGAATTGGATTAAAGCACTAAACAAAGCCATAAATGATGGTGGACAGCAAATGATATTGTCACCACCTAGACACGGTAAAACAGAATTGTTAATTCACTTTACTATATGGCGTATTATGAAAAACCCTAACATAAGAATTATGTGGGTTGGTGGTAATGAAGATATTGCTAAGAACTCTGTTTCATCTGTAATTGATACATTAGAAAGTAATGAAAAACTAAAAGAAGATTTTTGTGGACCAGGTGGTAGTTTTAAACCTAGAACTAGAACTGGTAAATCTTGGTCACAGAATGGTTTTACTGTATCAACAAGAACAGTACACGGTATTAAGTCACCAACAATGATTGGTATTGGTAAAGGTGGTAAGATACTTTCTCGTGACTGTGACT